TCAGCGATGTCGCCAGTCTCCCAGATGAATGGGACGACGTTTCCAGCGCGAAGGCTGGTGTGTTCAGTCTGATGGTCAAAGGAAACGGTGCGGAGCGGAACTCCCTCTTTCTCAAACGTTCCAGCGGCTCGATATGCAGAGCCAATGTCATCGATGACACTCTGGTCAAAGATGTTCGCGTAGATCTTTCTGCCGCGCATAGCCCATACGCCGCGGGGGTGCTCGTATTCGTTATACAGGTTGTGCGTTGTTGGGTTCTCCCAAGCACCATAGACGCGGACAGCGTTCTTGGCGTCAGCACCTTCAATAGTCGTGGAAGGGTTCTCAAAGTCGTTCCAAATGAAGCCGTCTGCGTCCCCGTGGTTTGCAACGCTCTTTCCTGTTTCAAGGAATCCAAACGTTGTGTCGATAGGGATGACCTGGATATCCGTGATGTCGATGCGCTCTTGGCGGGCACCGCTAGACGAAGATTTTCCAATCGTGAGCGATAGCCGAATGGTGTTTGGGGCGCTGTTGGTATGCGTAGACATGAACCAGCCAGTTGTCCATTCTGTCTGAGACTTCTCCAGAGCCAAGTGCGTGTCGTGGATTTTCGTTGATGGGGACTGCACCCAATGTAGGTGAATCTGAGGATGCGCATTCCCGCTATCGTTGTTGCTTGTTCGATAGCGGAATGTGACCATATAGGTCGTGGCGTAGTCGCCCGTCACTGTGGTTGGGACATAGACTTCCTGCTCTCCAGTTGGAGAACCAGTGACTTCGAAGCGTAGGTATGTTCCGCTGTTGAACGGACCGCCAGAGGTCTCCCTCGTCAGCGCTGTTCCAGTGGGTGCTGCCGTCCATCCTGCGGTGTTGTTTACGGCGCTGCCGTTGGTCATGATGTCTCGCACGTTGCTCTTTGCGTAGTGGAAGTTCAGCGCCTCGTCTACCCAGTAGGTGTAGCCCGTCTTTGAGATGACTGACTCCAACGCCTGCTTGACCGTCATTCCCTGGTAGCGCTCAACAAGGTAGGTGTCAGGGTTAGAGAAGACGTACTGCGACGTGCTGCGGATGTATGGGATATCTGTGGCGGTTGGCTGGTGGTCGAGGGCGCACATCTGCCAGATAGGCGTGCTGGTGATGCCGTCTACGTGCGCAAAGATCTGGGCAATCACCTGAACGTCAGAGGTTCGCTCCGCAACCGTCATGTCGTCAATCACTACTACGTCAAAGATAGACGTGTAGTCAGCGAGTTCAAGAGACTGAACGACGTGGTCGCCTTCCTGCGATGGGGAGATCGACGTGACGAACCCGCTAAAGAGCCACTGGGCATCGCCACCAAGGGCTGTATCCCTGACGCGAATCAAATCCCTGACAGAGAACTCTCGCTTTGTGTATTGCCCAGTTCCGAATGGCAGCAATGTGAAAACGTCCATGCGGCATAGGGAGTTAATCCCGCTGGCGTTCTGCTCTAGGCTTACGGAGGTGAAGTCAACCTGATCCGTGATGTCGACGGCTGACCCGCCGTACTGGGTCCACAGTACTTCGTATGACATTAGCGCTGCCTCAGGGTGCGGGTCATCCTCTTCTCGACGGCTTCAGCCAAGGCGTAGATATCCTTGTCGTCGCGGATACTTCCTGGCGCAAAGTTGAAGTTCATGACAGTCACGTTGCCCATTGTACCCTCAAGTCCAAGTTTCATGGGCTTGACCCCTGTCAACTGGTTGACGAAGTCTCCAAGACCAATCTTCATGGCAAAGTCGCCCTTGAAGGTGTCCTTCATACCCGTGAGCATGTTCTTCGCGAGCCTGCTGCCCCAGTTGCTCTGATCCTCAGCCAGCGGTCCAGCCTCGGTTGGGCTCTTAACCTTAAGGTACTTGGCAATGATTGCAGCAAGTTCCTTGGCGGCGGTGTCCATTACCTTCTTGCTCTTCTGTAGACCGTAGGCAAGGTTCTTTCCTAGCGTCTCGCCAATCTCCTCGTAGTTGTTTCCAAGGGTCTCAAACTCCTTAAGAGTCTCCTTGGCAAAGTCTGCGCCCGTCATCTTGCCCTGCTTCAGGAGCGCTGCCATGTCCATCACGTTGTTCTCAAAGGCAAGCAGGTCCGCTTCCATCTGCGTCTTGAGCGCCTCTTGCTGCGCCGTCATTAGGTCCATAGCGGTCGTATGCTGGTCTTCCAGTGCTTGGAGCGCATCGTCGTAGGCGCGCTTCTCCGCATCCTTTCGATCAGCGTAGTCCCGCTCCCACAGTTCCCTCTGGTCGTCGATTGCCTCAGCCTGAACGTCCAGGGCGTCGAGAGCAGCCTGCTCCTGGGCGCTTAGGTTGAAGTCGTCTAGGGCTGCGCGAGCCTCAGCAACGTTGCGGGCAGCCTCAAGCGGGTCAAGAGTTCCAGATGCCTGCTGGGCGATAGCGAATGCAAGGTCTCGCTCCAACTTAGCGCGGTCGTCCTCACTCTTGCGCTCGTCGCTTGCCTTGTTGAGCGCGTCCCGCTGATCGTTGATGCCTTCTAGTGCGTCGTCAAAGAAGCGGTCTTGGGCAGTCTTCTCATCGTCGAACTGACGCATGCGCTGCTCATGTGCTCGCTTGGCAGCCTCCTTCGTGCTCTCGAACTGTTTCTTTTGCGCATTCTTGAGGTCTTCGATTGCATCAATCTCAACCTCATACATCTTCTTCGTTTCAGACTTTACCTTATCAATCCAAGCCTTCAACTTTGCATCAAAGTCGTCCCACTTATTCTTTCCGCCACCACCACCGCCGCCCTTCTTAGGCTTGGTTACACCACCGCGCATGTCGCCAACGGCTGGCAGGTTTGGGTTGAAGAGGTCGTCGAGCGTGTATGGCGCGTTTGGCGCGACGCCAGAGCCAGAGACAGCAGCGCTTGTCTTGCTCTTAGTTTCCGTGAAGATGTCTACCTTAACCGTCTTGAGTCGCTCCATCTTGCCAAAGACGTTTCCAAGGGTGGCGTTGTACACGTCTACGAGCATGTTCAGTTTTTCAATGATGCCGTTGATGATTCCTGCGAAGAATCCAGCCACAGCCTTAACCCCAAATCCAATTGCCCCAACAATTGCGCCCATGACGGTGCTCAAGATGGAGAGCGGACCAGAGATGATTGCCCCAATGATTGATCCAAAGAACCCAAAGACTTTTCCAATAATGTTTCCTAGGAACATGATAAGCGGCATGACATTTTGCTGGATGATGTCAATAAGCCCAGCAAACTGACCAAAGAGATTGCCAATGAATACAAAGATAGGCTGGAACGCGTTCAGGATTCCCGTGACAATTCCAGCCACGACATTGAACACTACGCCTAGCAGACCGCTAATGAGACCAATAAATGCGCCAATGAAGGTGATGATTGGAGAAAGTGCCTCAAACGCTGCGAATAGTGCTGAGATCAATACCTGCAATGGCTCGATGATTCCATGAATTGTTGTGAACAATCCCTGGAACATCATGGTAAATCCATCTGCGATAGCAGAGACAATTGCAATCATTGGGGCAAGTAGGCTGTCGTATATTCCCATAAGCATCTCAAAGATGCCCTGAGTCTTTTGTCCGCCCTGCTCTACACCGTTAAAGATTACGGCAAATGTATCCACAATTCCAAGAAGTGGCTGGAGTGCGCCGCCAATGACGTTGATCCAGAACTGCGTAACTTGGCTGAGGTAGTTAATAATTGGGAAGACAAATTCAGATAGCACTGCCGCTACAATCTTAAAGCCTTGCGCAATACCGTCGATAAGGACCTGCGGACCTTTGCCGCCCGTGACGGCGTTAAGGAACTTATCCATTGCTGCCGCAATAGTGTTTGCGCCATTCGCTAGTTCAGGGCTGAGGAGCAAGTCCTTAAACTTTTGGATAAAACCTAGGCTGTTTGGGTCTTCGCTACCCATGAAATCAAAGAACGGCTTAAACGACGTCGCCATAAGGGTTTGGGAGGTGTCTGCAATGGTCGCCATTGCGCCAGCAAACGTGTTACCAAGCCTGTCTTGTGATCCCTGGAAGCGGTCCTGCATTCCTGTTAGAAGCGCGTCCGCCGCGCCCCTGCCGCCAAGTGCGCCAATCCTTGTAAGGGCTCGCACGGCTTCAACAGAGAAGCCCTTTGTGACGTCAAACCCAAGCGACGTCGCCTTCTTTGCCAACTCAACAGCGTCCTCAGATCCAGCCTGAAGTTTCTTAAACAATTGCTCGCCAAGGATTTCATAACCGTTGATACCAGCATTTGCCAACTGCATCATTTGGCGCTGGTAGACACGACCGCTGTTTCGCATTTGCCCAAGGGCATAACCAATGCGCTGCATCTGCTCTTCGCTACCGCCCATTGCAGCAACCGCTTCACCAATGGCATTGATGGCGGGAACTGTCTCTTCCGCGGCAAATCCGTACGCGCGCATCTTCTTCGACATGTCCAGAATTTCTGGGAAGCGGAACGGCGTTACGTTCGCATAGTTCTTCAGCAACGTTACGTAGTCTTGAGCGGCGTGCTTTGCCGCTTCAGTTCCTTCAACTACCTGGGTAAAGAACCCAGGCTGCTCTAGCGCTGCCTGCTGAACATCCGCAGCGGTAGCGTTTGAAATACCCTTCAACTTATTGTACGACTGAATCAAGTCTTCAATTGTTAGTTTTAGATTTGATCCAGCCTCTTTGTCTTTGGTAAACGGAGATGGACCCCCAGCCTGCGTCGTGGCAGTGTAGATGCCCATGGTCTCGGTCCAGACCTTGTTGATGCCCTTCATATCGTTGCCAAACTTGTCCGTGCCGCCATCAAGCGCAGTCTTCAGGTCTCCAGCGGCTACGACTCCGCGGCGAATTTCATTTGTAATAAGCGTTTCAAACGCGACGTTAGCCGTTTGCAGCGTTGAGTTGAAGTCAATAATACCGCTGGCAAGGTGGTCTAGCGATTGGGTCATTGCCGTCATCGCTTTCGCTTGGAGATAGACCGCGCCAACCTGCTTTGCCATCTTTGCAAAGTTGCCAACGATTCCAGCAAGCCCGCTGAATCCGCTTAGTTTCCCCGCCGCTGATGCAATGCCCGTCGCAAGGGCGGCGGACTTCTGAACTGCTGACGCAATTTTACTAACAACACCTTGTGCGGCAGAAGCCATTCGACCAAACGCGCCGCTGCCCGTGCCGCCCAATCCTTGCAGACGGCTTGCCATATTCCCAATACCCTGACCAAATCGGGAGAACATAGCGCCAGAGAATCCAGCAAGGATTCCGCCAACTGAGGCACCAACCCCTGCGATTCTTTGTAGTGCCAAGCCGATCCCAGAGATTGCAGCGCTTGCTGCCCCAGCCTGCGGAGTGATCCCAGAGAGTGACCCTCCAATTGCCGCCCTAAGTTTTGCAAACCCTATTGCCGCAACGCTGGTAGAAGTCCCAATCAAGCCAATTCGAGCAGCAAGTGTATTGACCAGACCAAGGGTTCCCTGAAGCCCAGTCTGCATCTTTGATCCTGAAGCCTGAACCCCAACGCCAGCGTTGTATGCGCTTTGACCAACGGTCTTTAGACCCGTCCCTGTCGCGTTCGCTACCGTCGCAGCCGCGCGTAGGGCAGCCGCCATTGCGGTGATTGGATTTGTTGCTGATGCGGCTGACTGACCAGTGCTCGCAATAGATGTCTTAGCCTGGTCAGACCCGCTTGCCGCAGACTTCGCTGCTGGGGCTACGCCATTGAGAGACTGCTGTAGTGCCGTCAGGCTCGCAATGGCGGTAGTGAGACCCTGCACAAGTTGCGCAGAGTTGACCCGCAGGTCTAGATTTAGTTGCTCGTTATTAGCCATAACTACTTAGGCTTCTTTTCTGGAGACTTCTCTCCATAGCGAGCAACAAGTTCGTCTAGTGAGGAAATGCTTTGGGTGTTCCCAGACGTGCCGCCAGACTTCTTGGAATTTTCCTTCAGGCGGTCTGACTGCCGCTTGGCGTATTCGCCGTACTCAGCAAGTTGTGGCAAGGTAAGGCAGAAGAACTGCTCAGGCGTAAACCCGTACGCTTCTCCAAACGATGCCATTACTTGCCCCCATTCTAAATCTTTCCAGCCTAGACCGCGCTGGCTTTTCCCGTTGCATCATCCTCTCCAGCGGCAAGACCACTTGCCTTCAGGACAGGTTGTACTTCGGTCAGAAGATTGGTTAGGTCAAATCGCTCGCCAACCTGCTCTTCAGTAATATCCTTCTCAGCCTTTCGAATCGAAAGCCAGAGAACGGTACGAAGAATCGAGAAGCGTGTGAAGTCAATGTCTGAGAGAGAACCGTATCGATCCTCCAGCAGAGCCAGATCGTTCAGCGTGAGCGCGCTTTTACCTTGCGCCGCGCTTAGCGTGTTTGCCGCCATTGAGACCTCCTATATTTACGCTACTGTCACCGTGACAAGGTTGTCGACGGTTGAATCATATTGTAGCGTAAAGTCGAGATCCATGGTAGCGATATCTTCACGAACGAACGGGAGGGGCAACTTGTAGATGCAGCCCTTCGAAGCCACGACCTTAACCGTCCCAGAGGCGTCCGTGCGCGTATGGGTGAACTCAAGGTACAGGGGCTTAAGCGAGATGTTAATAGAAGGATCAATCTGATCCTCCCATCGCCCAGCAGTGCTGTTATAGAACGGGGTCAAATTCAAGCCCATAAGGCGAACAAGAGCCAGAGGATCTAGTTCTACCTTCTTTGCGGAGATGGCAGCCTTGCCGCCGTAGAAGTACTTAGCAATAGGGAAGTTAGCCTGCCCGTAAAATTCCTTCTCTTGGAATTCGATGTTGTACTCAACGTCGCCGCCAATTTCACCAATACTGATAAGACCGCGATCTGACGCGCGCTGATCGGTTTGGACCAAGGCAGCAGTGATCTGGTGCCCCGTGTTGGTCGTGGTATTGACAACCTGGCGGAAGCACTGACCGCTTGCGTTACCAACGTAGATGTCGTATGCCTCAGCCCCAGAGACGTTGGTCCAAGCGACCGTAATCTTCTGGGTCGAAGTGCCGCCGCTGAGGGTAATTGACGCCTCAGCGGACGGCTCTCCTTCCGCATAGTTAGAACCCGTGATGAGGTTCTTTGCCATGACTTGCACGTAATAGGTCCCGTCTGACAGGGAGCCCCCAGTGCTGGCGCCCGTTAGGGTAATAGTGCCAGTTACCTGTCCGCTGTAGTATCCTCCAGCGGTCCAAGCCTTTGCCTTAAGTACACCAGATCCAAGCGTCAGCATTTGGGTATTACCTCACTCTACTTCGACGGTGAACACCTTGTAAGTGCTCACGCCGCTTGTCGTCTTGCGGTCAGCAATAGCGCTGAAGTCGATATCCTGCGTCGCGATGTCTTCGCGGGTGAACGGATAGGTCAACTTCATGCTGAATGCCTTCCAAAGGTGAATCTTTACCTTCTTTGAAGGGTCATCCGAGCGCGTGTGCTCGAATCGAACGTAGAGAGCAGGCGGTACAGGCGTTGCACCAGTGGTGAACGTGCCAGTCTCGGCGTAAGTCTCTGCGTTGTTGTCAGTCCCCGAGGACTGGGTTGCGCCAAGGAGGCGCTTCAGGTTTCCGAAATCGAGTTCGACCTTCTTGGCGCCAAGGCTAACCTTGCCACCGTAGAAGCCCTTAGCGATTGGGAAGTTAGCCTGACCGTTGAACTCCTTCTCCTGGAACTCAATGTTGAACTCGACGTCGCCGCCAACTTCGCCAATGAGGTAGAGACCTGAAGTTCCGTATGTCGTTGGATAGTAGGTGTCGATGCTTGCAAGGTCCCATGACCCCGCTGCCGCAGTGCCGCTATAAGCCGCTGCGTATACCTTACCACTGCCAAGTGTAAGCACTGGTTATCTCCTTCAGTTGGTGACCGTCAGGGCGTACCTAACGATCCGTCTGTATTGGTTCGAGATTGGCTCCCACGAGTCTCTCTCGAAAATTTTTTGACAAAGGTGGATGACGGTCTTTGGACTGCCAATAGCCAACCTCTGCCTATTCATTAGTTCGTCCATCCGCTTTGAGATGGTGTTCAGTTCTGTGACCCCTGCGCCTGAGTCGATCAGGAAGTCGATAACTGGTCGCTCGATAGGATGACCCACATCGCTCGACGTATTCAGAACTGCCACCCTGATCGCAGGGCTGGACTCCTTTTGCCTGTGGTGGATAGGGAAGATCTTTCTGTTAGAGGCTGTGCCTCCAAGCGCCGTTTGCAGCGTTGCGTCGCTGCTGAGGGTGCTAAAGACCGTCTCATAAATTCCAACCACCCAGACAGCATAACGCATTTGTCTATGGGATAAAGCCCTGCGAAGTCTACAACACCATACTCTTTACAGGCTATTCTTTTGCGGCAGCCTGCTTTGCTTGGTATTCCTCGCGCCCTTTCTGTAGGGCGACGGCGGTTTTCTCGACATGTGCCTGCACCTGCTCTGGCGTGCGCTGAGCCATGTACTCTTTCACCTTGGCGTTACGCCGCTTTCTTCCCTGCTCACCCATCTCTGCGACGCCCTTGCGCGTGGCTGCCACGCGGCGCTCCTTGATCTCAGGGTCAGCCCACTGCGCCTTCATCTTCTTGCTGAACTCCTGCTTGCGCTCCTCAGTCCACTTCGTTGGGCGACGGACAGGGCGCATTAGTTCTATGTCGTCTGCCGTCTTCAGTGGGCTGGCTGCCCGCAGTTCACACTTGGCATTGGGGCAGAGGGGGCTTCGTGCGCACTCGTGGCAGAAGGCTGCAACAGACCGCTTGTAGATGACCAGAAGGTCACGATCCCTGCTGGGCTTAGCGGAGATGTTCTTTGCCCCAATCTTTCCCGCCATGCGACGGCAGTCATCGCCGCAGTATTTCCTTGGACCACTGAAGCCCTCAGAGCGGAAGATGCATTTGCACACTAAGCAGTGATGGGTATAGAGCGTGTCAAGCCACGCTTCAAGTGTGGAGTTATCTAGGGCATCGCCAAGGGGTCCGCCGTACTTAGACGGAGGTAAGTGCACGCCGTAGAACCAGTGCTGCACCGTACCAGCGGGAACGCCTAGGCGCTCAGCAAGCATGGTAACGCTGATGCCCTTCCTTTTTAAGGCTCTTTTCAGAAGGGAATTAAACACCTTCCGCTTGCCCGTGGTAGACATCCTGCGCGCTTTTTCAAGAATCTCCTCAGCCATTCGCTGGGGTTTCTTTCTCCGCGAGTTTGTCCTTCAGTTCCTTGATCTCTTTGATCAAGGCTTGGCGCTCAGTCATAAGGAACTCAAGGTCCATGAGCATGCGCCCAATCTTTTCGAACAGTGCGTTGCTTTGATCTTCCATCTTGCACCTCCTCCGCTGATCTTAGCAGACCAGACGGAGGGGCGCAAATAATCAGTCTCGCAGGCGTAGCGGCATTGTTACAGCCCACGCTGCAATCACCAGGAGGAGCGAAACCCCTACGACGGACTTTGCCTCACCTTCAAGAACGACCCATGCTACGAACATACCTAGAATGGTCCATGACGTCGAGACAAGTTCAGCGATGATCTTTCCTTTCACTTTTTACCTCCTTTCTGGCTTTTCCTATTTGATGATTTTGAACTATCGCTTGGGGCTCCTGCTGGAGCGCCACCGCCGCCAGTTGGGGCTGGTCCGCCACCCGCTGGTCGTCCAGCAGCGGCGATTGTGGCTACGGAACTAGCAATCTGGGTAACGATGACAGCAGGGACAACTGCCTCTTGCGCCTGCTTGCGCTCCTCAGGCGTCATGTCTTCGCCAAGTTTGGCAACGGTGTCAACTGCTTCCCCAGCAGCGTCCGCAACGGCGCTAACCGCCTCAGCCGCAGCCTCTGCAACAGCGGCGACCGCTTCACCTACGACTGCGGCAGCCTCACCAGCAAATTCGATAACGGCAGGTGGCTCGTCGCTTGGCGACGGGCTTGGCTCTACGGAAGGCGGCACAGGGGACTCTGTTGGCTCAACAGAAGGAACAGGAGTGGGACTAGGAGTAGGGGACTCTGTTGGAGTAGCCACTGGCGACGGGACGGGCGTGGTCGTCGGTCGAGGTGTGGCAGACGGTGACGGCTCTGGGGTTGGATCTGGGGTAGGTTCTGGTGTCGGCTCAATTGGCGGTACCTCCGTTGGGCTTGGTGTCGGCTCCACGGTTGGAGACGGCGTTGGCTCAGGGGTTGACGTAGGGGTTGGGCTTGGGGTTGGTGGCGGCGGGGCAGGAACAAAGACGGACACCGCGCCTGAGGAAGGCGAGTACACGCTAAGCGTATCGTTGTCAGCCCTTACCCAGAATGTGTACGTTTGGTCAACGCCGCCCGTAATGACAAAGACGTTGCTGGCGATGCCCATATTGGTCTCTGTGGACGCAGCGCCCCACCCGTTCAATTCGCCCGTAGTCCAGAACACGCCATATCGCTCAATGCCAGTCCCACTTGACTCTGGCGCGTTCCATGTTAGATAGACGTTGCCGTCTGTGTACACGGTCACCATCAAGCCAGTTGGGGCATTGAGGTACGGGGTTGGAACAGGCGTTGGGGTTGGCTCTGGCGTGGGCGTTGGGGTTGGCTCTGGCGTGGGGGTAGGTTGGGGCGTAGGAGTCCACGTGGCGGACGGAGTGCCAGGAGCCAACTCAATCGAAAAGTTGCTGATTAGGTAGTAGTGGTTGCCGTTAAAGCGATCAGCCGTTGGGTCGCCGCAGCAGACGCCAGCGCGAATTCGATAATCGCCAGCCAGCAGTGAGATGCGGATTGTAGAGGCAAGGGAATATCCACCTGTGTGATCGGTGAATGAATCGTCATTTGCGGCAATAAGCGTGCCGTTGCCGTCGTACAGCCACAACATGGAATCAACTGTGCCAGGGCACCATGAAGACGTGGTGTCGTCGCAAAGGTCAGTCCACAGGTGCAGTTCTCCGTCCGCAGGGAGGTTGACCCAGAAGTCTTGCGTTCGATCTACGTAGTTGTTCTCCACGCCGCGCACCGTGGCAGTAACAGCAAAGGTAAAAACAACGAGGAGCCAGCAACAAGCAGTAACAAGGAATTTGTTCACGCATAGATTATAGTTGTTGAACTTAGTGTATCAATACGCAGCGAATCTGCTAGAAAATGCCCCTTACGCGCAGCGTGCTTTGTGTGCCCACACCCATGTTCGTGCGCTCTTTGAGTTCCCGTGCGGGTATTCAATAGAGAGCGTGTTGAACAACTGATCGCTCAAGATTGCGTTACCGCACTTTGAGCAGACGTGCTTAGTAAGCCTTGCGGCTTTCTTTTCTTTCCCTGATTGCTGCTTCTTGACTGCCATTGCCCCATCTTCTCAGCCGCAGCCAAGAAGTAAAGAGCGAAAAAATCTACTAGACGATTGTCGCCGCGCAGACCTTGCAGTTGTGGGCAGGCGGGCATTCGCCCCTTACGAAATCAGTAGCGCCCACTGGAGGCTCTGATGTCTGGTGGCAGCAGTCGTACTGATGCTGGTCGATTATCGCCCATAGCCTTCCAAGTTCTTCCTGCTGCGTCATCCAGTCCCCTTGTTCTGGGCACGACCAGTGGGGGACATGCGCTCCGTCAATTAACTCAAGATTGGCGGCGATTACATCTACCGCATCTTTCACGGTGCTAGCAGTTCCGCCAAACTTGGCAGCAATGGCTGCCGCTACGGACTCTTCGTCCTCTTCCTCAAAGTTAATAGCAATGTTGATTAAGCGCTGTGTCATGCTTCCTCCTATGTCTTGATTATGTAATACAACTTTTGCGACTTTGGATCATGCGTTGCGTGCGCATGCCCGCCGCTGCTTCCAGGGGCAGATAACGTATGGGAGTGATTTTCATTTGAGGCAGGCGCTCCGCTGGTATTTGATGTGGCAGATGCCCCAGTGTGGGTATGGGCGGGGTGGGCTGCTGGTCCAGTGTATGACGTGGTTGTGACTACGTGATTTGACGACGATCCTGCTGAGGCAAGGGAAACAACATGGGTATGCCCTCCACCAGAAACAGAAACCCCAGAAGTGAAAAAGATGTTTGCATAGGCGGTGTTTGCCCCGCTTGTAATTGAGTGCGTATGCGCTGATCCCGCAAAATTGAACACCCCGTCCACGGTGTGGCTCCCATCCCCGCTGCTCCCGCTTGTGCCAGAGGTAGTGCTGTGCGAGTGGCTTCCAGTGTGGGAATGGCTCCCCGCAGGTGTCATGCTTGCGACGTGAGAAGAGTGTGCGCCATCAGTTGAGTGGCTAAATGACTCATAGAAAGACGTGCCAGTTGTTGCAACCCAGTTAGAGGCATCGCCTGATGGATCTGGCGCAACGGCACCAAGGGCATTAGATGGACCCATAAGCCAATAGTTGTCGTAGTTTGGCAAGTTAAACGTTGTTGTGCCATCACCCACACCATACTTTGTCCCAATGACCGCAAACAAATTTGCGTACGTTGTTCGAGAAACCGCGTCTCCATTGCAGAGAATCCAACCAGACGGGACATTGCTGTGAGCGCCAGCCCATGACGTAACCATGCCAGGTTTCCCCGCAGCCACAGCAGCGCCGCCGCCCACGTCTGCCCATCCCGTGCTCTTATATACCCTGATTTTCTTAGTAGTTGTATTGAAATAAATTTGACCAATGTTGCTTGCCTGGTCGCTGTCTGCGACTGGTAGCCCAAGCGGAGAAACGAAATTTACTGACATGTTATGCCGCCTTAATGATGTAGTGAGCCATATAGGCTTTGTAAGAGTGATCCGTGTGCGTGTGCGATCCATCGCTTGATGGTGTCGCTGTATGGTTGTGTGTTGCTGGGGAAGCCCCTGAGGTATTGCTGGATGTAGACAAATCAAAGACTGGGCTATGCCTGTGTGCTGCGTGGGCAGACCACGAAGACGTGCTTACTGTGTGGCTATGAGTATCTCCTGTAGATACGCTTGGGGCTGGGTGGGCATGTGCCGTAGACGCTCTGGTCGACGTAGAGGAACTAGAGGTAAGACCAGCCCCAGTTGCTACGGATGCGGTATGACCGTGGCTTTGCCCGCTATTAGATGTGTCTGAATATGTATGTGCCGCGTTCGTGATCGTAGTCTCTGAGACCGTCGCGGAATGCGAATGCGTATTGCTGTGTTCAGTTTCCGCCGCCGCCGTGTACGTTAGCGAGTGAGAGTGGTTAGCGGCATCTCCAATGTGAGCAGCAATTTCTTTGGCATCAATAGACCCTTGGCGGAACGTTGACGTGTTGTCAATATCGCCAAGAAGACTTAGACCAGGTGCGCCAACGACTTGGTAGCCCTGAAGGTCAGGAACGTTAAAGGTCGTTGAGCCATCACCCGTTCCGAATCTGGTAGAAATGATTGCGTACAGTCCGCTATAGGTTGACCTAGAAACCGCCTGACCGTTGCAAATCAACCAGCCAGATGGGGCAGACGCGCCAAGCCACGGCTGCACCGTTCCAGTAGGCATTTCTGAAGTTCCTGAAGATCCAAGATCCGCCCATGACGTCCCATCATGGTATCGAACCTTTTGATTGACGCTATCATAATAGATCAGCCCCTCAGAAGAGTAGGCTGTCTCAACATTTGCCTGAGTTGAAACTGGAAGTTTAATGCTTGAAAGAACCTGGGTCATGCTTTCACCAGATAATGAACTCGCGCTCGATTTGCAGAATGAGCGCTGTGATCGTGCGAGGCAGTACCGTCTGCTGTCATAGACCCGCCATGGGTGTGTGCGCCATTGCTACCAGAGGTGCCAGTATATGATGGAGTTGACCCAGTATAAGAATGGTTATGACCGCTGCATGTAGAGCACCCTTCTGTAACGCTGTGGGTATGAGCATTTCCCCCAGAGACATTTGCAACTGTGTGGGTGTGGCTTGAGGTTGCGGCGGGTTCTGTCGCTGAAGTGTTACGCACGCCAATTGTTCCAGTAGATGTCCCAAGGTCTCCAACCGTATGCGCGTGACCTGTAGATGACGTCGATGCGACGTATGTGTGCGTGTGCCCTGGCAATGCCGTGGAACTACTGAACGATGTACTGGTGGCGTGGTCAATAGCATGCGTATGTGAGCCCTGAGAATTGTCGCTAAAGGTATGTGTATGAGCCCATGTGTCTGTTGAATGGCTAAGGGCAGTAAAGGGGTCAGCAGTTCCGTAGGTCCAGACTTTTCCGCCAGCAGTGTTGCCAACTGCAACGCCTGCGTTTGCGCTTACCGCGCCAACAAGAGATAGGGCTCGAAAGTCAGGAAGGTTGAATGTGGTAGAGCCGTCGCCAACCCCAAAATATGTCCCAATCACAGCGAAAAGGTCAGCATATGTTGATCGAGATACGGCAACGCCTTGGCAGTTAAGCCAGCCAGTTGGGCGATTCCCAGGTAAGCCAACCCAAATGATAATTGACCCCGTTGGCATCTCAATCGTTGTGCCAGACCCTAAGGCAGCCCAGGAAGATGAGTTCTTCAACTTTAACTCATCTGTAAAACTATTGTAATAAAAAGTGCCCTCATCCGCGGTTGGGTCTGAGGTTAGTTCTGCGTTCTTTAGGGTGCTTATAAACCTGGGCATAAAAAGATTATACCCCCTGCTGCCGTATTTGCAACAGGGGGTATTTCTCTTTAGTAACTATTACCCGATTACAACCCAGCGATAGTCGCCTGCGAGGCTGATTGTGACGGTGACTACGCTCGTGCTGGTGGTGACCACGTCAGCAAAGACTAGCGCGTCTGTTGAGTCGTACAGGGCTACCGTGACGTCCTTGGTGCCAATGCTGTGCGTGACTGCCTTAGCCTCACCAGCGGTCCAGGTGGCGGTGCCGCTCTTCTTTCGAGGAAGACTAAATCCGCTCTCCGCAAGGGCATCGCGTGCCGCAGAGGCAGACGTTGCGCCCGTACCACCATTCGCCAAGGCGATGGCAGTGCCGTTCCAGGTACCCGTGGCGATTGTTCCAACGGAGGTCAGGCTTGAACCAGTGACTCCGCTGCCAAGGGTTGTCCCGCTAAGGACTTCTGTGTTGTTGATCTTGTATACCTTGCCGCTGGCAAGGTCAGCATGCTCAGACAAGGTCCACGCGTCAGTTGCATCAACCCAGTTGATGGTCTTGTCCGTGGTGCCCTTAAGAGTAATACCACCGCCGTCAGCGCCAGCATCCGTTGGGGTTACCGTAGAGCCAAGTTCAAGGTTCTTGTCATCGACCGTTACGGTTGTCGAGTTTACCGTTGTAGTCGTTCCGTTTACCGTCAAATCTCCAGAAAGGACAAGGCTTGTACCAGTCGCCGCGCCAATGTTTGGCGTGACAAGGGTTGGGGTGTTGGCAAATACCAACGCACCAGTGCCTGTCTCGTCAGAAATGACACCAGCAAGTTCGCTGGACGATGTCGCAGCAAACGTGCTCAACTTGTTTTCAGTCAACGCAACCGTACCCGTTGCATTTGGAAGGGTAATCGTTCGGTCTGCGGTTGGGTCTGTGACCGTAAGGGTTGTCTCATAGTCGTCAGCCGTGGCGCCTTCAAAGACCACACCAGCACCATCAACAATAGGCGCGGTAAGCGTCTTGTTGGTGAGGGTCTGCGTGCCAGTCTCAGTTACGTAGCCCGTAAGCGACGGAATGTCAGACGTAAGAGCAAGCGTACCAGTCGTTGCTGGAAGGGTAACCGTTCCGCCTGCCGTTGCGGCTGGCTGAAGGGTTGTCGTTCCCGTTGACGATCCTGGGAGCGCAACGCTTGAGATCCCCGTGAGGGCGAGGTTTGCGGACGAGCGGTTCAGCGCAACGCTGGTCGTACCAACAAAGGTTGTGTCAGATGGGTTTGCCTTGCCGTTGGCAAGATCATAGGCAGACTTGACGGACGCAGGCGTTGCAGCCTTGCTGGTTGAAGTGCTAGACGTGGAATCCTCTAGTTGGACAGCACCCTTGACGGTGGTTGAAGCGTCAGCAATGCTGATTTCTGGGGTAGCGCCACCTGTTGAGGAAATTGCACCAGTACCAGTAACAGCAGTAACGGTTCCTGCGCCAGTCGAAAGACTTGCCCATGCGCCGTTAGCGTAGACGCGGAGTACATCAAGCGCCGTATCGTAGTAAACCTGCCCCTCAACTGGGCTCGCAGGAGCCGTGGCAAGATTCTGGATTACCGCGTTCTGGAGTTCATTTTTGCTAAGATCAAGGCTGGTCAGGAACTTTGTTGCCACGTTTCTCTCCTTAGTTTAAATATGCTTTGCCAGCGAATCCGCTGGAGAATCGAACTGTGATTTGGTTCGCAGTGTCGTATGTAACCTCTCCAAACACCACGGTACCAGCACTGTCAACCACGCTGACTGCTGGGTGTCTATCCATGTTGTGGGGGATTACCCAAGTTGCGCTTGCGACAGCCTGATTAAACGTAAAGGTCTCAGATCCAACGATTGCCACGCTGGCGGACGTTGTGATTGTTGGGACACTCTGCGTAATACTTAGATTAAGATTTGGTGCGTTAATCTCTAGCGGGCTCATCGAGAAATAGCCCCAGCAATGTCAAATGTGCCTGTAATCAACTTTTGCTCCGTTCCTGTGCCGCTGTTAAGGATCAAATCATAGACGTATGATCCTGGCTGAACCCCTTGCAAAGTAGCGCTATCGATTAGCAGGGTGACGGTCCCCGCAGCCCCGCCAAGGGTGATTCCGCTTGTTTCCGTGAGCGAGATGTAAGCGGCTGAGGCGCTGGCGTTTTTTCTGACCTGCATCTTGGCGGTATACCCCGTAAGGTTGACGAGTGCCGCAGCCGCTGTTCTATAAGTTAACACGAAGGACAAGTCTGATCCCTGCTCCGCGGTAATGTTGTATTGGTCAGACATGCGCGTATCTTACTGTATGTAGGACGTTATTCAACAC